AATTTATATTCTTTAGCATATGCAGATTTAAAAACAAATAGTCAGCTATCTAACGTTAAAGACGTAACTGAATAAAGGTAAACTATGAGCGAAATAAGAGTCGATATAAATTAACAAACAACAAGGAGAAAACAAATGGCAACAGAATATACATGGTCATTTCCAAACTTTGAAGTCGATGCAGACAATAAAGTCAAAGTTATACATTGGAGACTTGACGCAGTAGATGGAGAGCATAGTGCAGGAATGTATGGCTCTGACTTTCAAACTAGCGACCAAGATTTCAATACAATAACTAAAGACGAAGCTAAAGCTTGCGTCATTGAACACTCAGATATGACTGAGGATGAAATGAAAGCAAATTTAGATGCACAAATCGAAGCTAAGAAAAACCCAGAAGTAACGTCAAAATCTAAGGAGTGGTAATGGAGAATATTTACGACAGTAATCAAGCTGTTCACATAGATAGATCAACAAGAAAACTTGTTGTAAAGAAATCCCAAGATACTACTAATATCTTAGAAGATAATAAAATAGCTCGTAATCATAGAGCTAACGAACAACGAGGTGATTTTCAACGTATTGCACAAATACCATTGATTGCCTTACAAATAAAAACCAAAGAACTATTTGGTCATTCTAATTGGTATAAGCTACACAAAGACGATCAGCGTAGCATTATTAAAAGAATGATTAATAGTAATGAGTTCCAAAACTTTAGAGTAGGAGATAAGAAGTTATAATGGCGTTAAATAATTATGCAAACTTAAAAACAACTATAGCTAATTTCCTAGCTAGAGATGATTTAACATCTGAGATAGATGATTTTATTGACTTAACAGAAGCTGACTTTAATCGTAGATTAAGAGTTAGAAACATGGAAACAGTTGATACTTCATTTACAGTTGACTCAGAAACAGAAGCTCTACCTACAGGATTTTTGCAAGTTCGTAGTTTTTTTATAAACAATAGTGGTGGTAAAGAACCTTTAAATTTTTTAACACCATATCATCAATATGACACTGCTGGTGGTTCACGTTCTGGAACACCAAGAGCATATTCTATTGAGGGAACAAACTTTAGATTTAGTCCTTCTCCTGATACATCATACACTGCAAATCTTGTATACTATAAAGCATTTGATAGTATTGATGGCACAACTACAACTAATCACATATTAACAAATCATCCTGATGTATATTTATATGGTGCATTATATTTTGCATCTACATTTATTAGAGGTATGGATCCTACAACAATACAACAATTTAAAGCACAGTATGAGGCTGCTTTACAACAAGTTGAAATGGCTGATGAAAAAGACAAATACAACGGAACTCCATTAGTACAACAATCAGGAATTAATATTAACAATTTAGATAACGTAAAATAATGCAAGTACCTTTTGGAGAATGGCTACCTGACTTACCAGATCATTTGAATCCTGGTTCAACAGAAGCCAAAAATGTATACCCAGCTGTAAATAGTTATAGACCTTGGAAAAGTATTCAAACATCTAGTGGTAATGCTTTGACTGCAAGATGCCAAGGAGCAGCTACATTTAAAGATGATAGTGGTAATGTATTTATATTTGCAGGTGACGCTACTAAGTTATACAAAAAAACTGCTAACTCATTTGTTGATGAGAGTGGTGGCACTACATTTAGCACAGCTAGTAATAGTTACTGGGATTTTATAAAGTTTGGTGAAACAGTTATTGCTTTTAATGGTAGTCAAGCACCGCAAGCCTGGACAATGGGAACATCATCTGATTTTGCTGCATTAGGTGGATCACCTCCTACATTTAGACATGCTGCTGTTGTGCGTAATTTTGTTGTTACAGGTTTTCAACCAACTGCACAAAACGTAGTACAATGGTCTAGCTTTAATAATGCTACATCATGGACTGTTGGAGTAAATCAAGCAGACTCAGAAACATTACCTGAAGGTGGTGTTATTACTGGTGTTGTTGGTGGACAGTATGGATTAATATTTCAAGAGTCTCGTATTACTAGAATGGATTATAGAGGCGGTAATGTTATCTTTTCGTTTAGACGTATTGAAGATAACAGAGGTGCTGTTCAAGGTAAGAACGTAATTAAAGTTGGTAATCTTGTATATTTTTTATCTGAAGATGGTTTTTATGTTACTGATGGAAATACATCTAAACCTATTGGTAATGGTAAAGTAGATCGTTTCTTTCAAGGTGATCTTAAAAGAGATCTAAGAGAAAGAGTAAGAGCATCAGTAGATCAAGAAAATAAATTAGTATGTTGGTCTTATCCATCTCGTACTGGACTTACAGCTAGTACACAAAATGATAAGATATTAGTATATCATTATGAATCACAAAGATGGTCTATAGTAGAAATTGACCATGAGTTAATGTTTCAAAATTTATCAGAAGGTAAAACATTAGAAGAGTTAGATGACTTTCCTGCTGCTGGTACAAACAACATAGAACAAATTAGTGTATCTTTTGATGATGCAGGTTTTTCAGGTGGACTAACAAGTTTTGGTGTATTTAATACATCACACTTTCTTGGACAGTTTAATGGTAATACATTGGCTTGTGAACTTGGTACAGGAGAAACAGAGATTTTTCCACAAAGTAGATCTTTACTAACTCATGTAAGACCTATTATAGATACTACGTCTGCAACTGGCTCTATATCATTTAGAAACAGAGTGTCAGATACTGCATCAACTACTGGACAAACTAGTATGCACTCTACAGGAACAATACCATTCCATAGATCTGCAAGATATTTTAAAATTAATTTACAAGTTCCAGCATCTACAACTTGGTCGGATGCACAAGGACTTGACGTAGAAGCAATTAGAGAAGGATATAGATAATGGCTTTATTAATGGACACACCGTATTTGGAACAATTAAAACTTTCATCTGCAAGACTGCAAGATATGATACCTGCAACAAGTCCTTTTGCAACGTATACTATGGGTTCAGAAACTGCACCTCCCACAATACAAGGTATACCGCAAAACTATTTTGATCCAGTTACTGGTCAATTTATGATGCCAGATTTAAAGTTACAACCAGGTGAATCAATACCTATAATTGGTGGTAATATGCCTCCATCGTTTGGAACATATACACCAGCACCTTTTGGTGAATCTCCTGTTGCAATAAATCGAGAAATACCAGCTGTTATGACTAATAGTATGACAGGTGGTGGAGGACAAGAAAGAGATTTATTTGGCACACAGTCAGGTTTAGAACGTATTGGCGGAATGAACCTTAAAATTAATCCAGTATCTGGTAAAATAGAAGTCCTTGATCCTAATTCTTTAGCGTCAAATTTACTAACAGATTATAGTGCTATACAAAAATTTACTCCAGCAGGAATGATAAGTGGATTACTAGGTCAAAGTGATTATGGTAGTCAACTAGATCGTATAAGAAGTCAATATGGAGATGCAGTAGCAGATGAAATACAAACAACGTATGAAAGGATGCAAAAGTTCGGTGATACTCCATCTGGTTTATTAGCTGGTGGTTTGAAACCAGGTACAAAAGTTAAAGTAGGAAATACTCCTGGATTTATTAATAGTCAAGGAAACTTCCAAGCAGGAACTCCAATAGGTGAAATTTCTACAAATGATAGTGCAGGTGAAGAAGGCACAGGAAGACCAGGAGCTGGCACAACAGTAGGTAAACAAACTACATCACAAAGACGTAACAATACAGGCAGTCGAGGTCCAGGTGGTGCAGGAGGTCGAGGCCCAAGCACAAGAAGTGGTAGAGGACAAGATAGAAGTGGCAGAGGACAGGCAGGCGGTGCTAGAGGTGGTGATAATCCTGGCAATACAGGTGGAACATCAAGATTCTAATGACAAGTATTAGAGACTTAGAATTTATCTATCAAGATTTAGATAACCAAGCAAACTTTCAACTAGTCATTGAAGATATTGTAAATCAACTAGTACGCTATCATAATGATGAAAATTATGAAGTAGCTGCTTGGTTCTTTGGAGGTTAATAT